ACATGGCCGTTGGCGCGCAAGGCGCGACCCCCGCCGGGACGTATCTCGAAACCGCAGCGATCGGCGTTAAGGAAGACCTCGCGGACATCATCTATCGCATTGACCCGGACGAGACGCCGCTGGTCAGCGCGTGCTCGCGCGTCGGCGCCAACCAGGTGCTCACCGAATGGCTCATCCAAGAGCTGAACGCGGCATCCGACAACGCCCAGCCCGAGGGCTTCACCGCCGTCATGCAGGCGGTGCTCAAGCCGGTCAGATTGAATAACGTATGCCAGATTATTGCCCGCACGGTCGGCGTGTCCAACACCCTGCGCTCGGTCGATATGGCCGGCGGCGAGGACGAATATAATCGGCAGCTCATCCTGCGCGGAATGGAGGTCAAGCGGGATCTGGAACTGGCGGTAACGTCGCCCCTGGTCCGCACCATCACCGATCCCCGGCATATGTCGGGGTTGCCCTGTTACACGCTGAATGGCTCGCGTGGGGCCGGCGCAGGCGTGATGCCGGTCGGCGACGGTAGCAACGCCGGCACCGCAGGCACACTCCGCGATCTCACCCTGGCCATGGTCGATAGCGCCGTCCAGCAATGCTGGCAGGCCGGCGGCAAGCCGTCCCTCGGCATTATGAGCGGGAACGTGAAAGCGTATTTCGCGACCCTCTCGCAGGGCGGCACCGGTAACGCCGTCGTGGCCCAGAACATCCAGAACGTCACCGCACGCGAGCAGGTGACGATCATGGGGGCCGTCGATGTCTACCGCACGAATTTCGGGACCATTGATCTCGCACCCGACAGGTTCTGCCCACTGCATCAGATACTATTGGTGTCCCCGGATTACGTCGAACTCGCTCCGCTTCCGGAACGTGACATTATACAGCAGGATTACGCACAAACGGGCGATAATTCTCAGGGTGGTGTAGTATTCGAAGGCTGTATCCGACCCACTGCGCCAAAAGCTCATGCCACTATATTTGATCTAAACCAGTAGCAGAAGGTCGGATACTTATCGCTATTCTTTACGCAAGAGGTCGATTACTGGCGTGCCTTCCGAGTTGCTTTCTAGGTAAGCCGCCAGTTTTCGCAGAAGGATGGGATCATCTTGAACATTGCCCAACGCGAGGTTGCAAGACCTACACAACCACCCACGGAAATGCCCGTTGGTATGGCAGTGGTCAAAGTGCAGCCTCCTGCCGGGGTCGGGCGGCATCTGGCAAACGTCGCAGACCAGCGGTGGGGGGCGTCCGGCCACATCCTCAAGCCCCTGTCGCCATTTGGCGGTCTTGACCTCAAGACGCGCTTTATACTGGTCGGTCATCTCGCCGTTCTCATCGCGAATATAGTCAAAGTGCGCTTGCTGGAGCTTTTCGCGGTTCTTTTCCCGGTAACGGCGCTTGTGTTCCTTGCGCGCTTCCGGATTGGCTTCGACCCACGCTTTAACGCGGGCCTTGCTCTGTGCCAGCAGCTTCTCGCGGTTCTTCGCGTAGCGTTCGCGATTGCGTGCCGCAATTTTCTCACGGTTTTTGGCCGCATACTCGCGGTTATACGCAGAGACGATTGCCCTGCGCGTTTCTTCGGTATTGTCTGGCATCAGCCTCAGTCCTTCTCATTCAAGGCATTGGGGTTAGGGGTGTTGGCGGCTGTGACGAGCCATCAACGCCCCGCTTGTAGCGTAGATTACGCACAATGAACAAGCCCCTATACGAGCATTACGACGAGGTGACCCAGCGGGCCACCGAAATCACCACCGATGAAGACACCGGCCACCTCGTCTTCGTCCATTCGCAGGGCACCAGGGATATCGTCGAAAGCGCCAAGGCGATTGCCTCGTCCTTCGATCCGATGGTGAAACGCGACACCACCCACGTCGCCCGCATCCCACTGAACATCTACATGCGGCTGCGGCGCCTGGGCATCCCGCAAGATCCGAAACGCTGGAACGCCTGGCTGGACGATCCCGATAACTCCGTATTCCGCGTCGATAACAGAAGGAAACTCTGAAATGGCCAGTTCAACCCGCGAGGGGCACGACGCCCCCAAGCAGCACGACACGCCCAACGTGGGCAAGCAGGGCGATATGCCCAAGACCGCCGCCCCCGCAGCCGCCAAGCCGGTGCTGTTCGACGACCTCGATTCCGTGCTGCTGGTCCGCCTCTACGGCGATGCCATCAATCTCACTGAGGCCAAGGCCCTGGCCATGAAGGCAGGCATGGCGGCGCAGGAAGACGGGGCGAAGCTGGTGGCGGCCCAGCAGCAGGATCTGGCACCGGCGGCATAAGGTGGAGAGCGTGTCATCGCAACCTACCAGCAGCTACAGGACGACGTTGCCGGCTGGCTGAACCGGCGTGACATCGGCGACCGCATCGCCGGCTGGGTTCTGGCGGCGGAAACCGAGATGGCGCAAACGCTGCGCGCCCGCTGCATGGTCAAATCCGCCACCCAGGCGATTGACAGCCCATACATCACCCTGCCGCCTGATTTTGCCACGATGGAAAGCATCCGGGACAACACCAGCGGCGAAATGCTGGATCTCCTTGATGAATGGTCGGGGCACTGGAACGTCCGCTACACCGGCCAGACGCAAATCGTGGTCGGCGCCCCGGCGACTGCTTACAGATTGGTGCATGATTGCGTGGAGTTCTTGCCGCATCCGGTGATCCCCGATCCACCCGACCCGAACTGGGCGCCGCAACAGGTGCTCATGGGCTGGTATGCCCGCCCCAAGCCGCTGATCTTGCCCGCCGATACCAACCCCGTGCTGGATCAGCTTTATACCTGCTACCTCTACGGCGTGCTCAAAACGGGCGCCGTCTTTGAACTGGACGATGACCGAGCGCAGCAGATGGACGCCCTATGGCAGCAGGCGATAACGCGGGCCAATCTGCATAAGCAACAAAGCGATTACAGTGGCGCACCGTATCGCGCTGAACTGGCAACGGTGTTCTGATGCCCGGTAGCGCAACCCTGTTCACCGAGCAAGGCGTCTTGGGCCATACGCTGGGCTTCGCCGCCATGACCATGCCCACCGGCGTATTCATCGCACTGACCACCACCGCACCCACGGCCGCCGCCGGGGGCACCGAGGTCGTCGGCGGCAGCTATGCCCGCCAGTCGGCCGTCTTCGCCATATCCACCCCCACCAACGTCGCCGCCAATACCGCCACCCAGTCATTCCCCACCGCAACCGCCACCTGGGGCGTGATCGGGTATTTCGAGATCTGGAGCGCGCTGACAGGGGGCAATCGGCTCTACTGGGGGCCGCTGGTCGATCCGGCCGATGGCGTAACCCCGATCAGCCGCAACGTCCTCAACGGCGATACCGTCCGCCTGCAAGCCGGCTCGGTCCGCGTGCAGGCTACCTGATGTGGCAACCCCACGCCCATTCGGCCTCGGCCCATACGGCACCGGCCCTTATTCAATCAACGCGGGCGGCGCCAATATCTACGTCTTCGGCGGACTGTCGGGGCTGGTCTTCGACGCCTGGGCCACGCCACGCCTCACCCTGCAATTCGCGGCGGCAACCGGGATCACCTTCAACGCATGGTCGACCGGCCTGCAACTCACCATCTCGCCGACAGCGGTAACCCGGATCGTGTTTACCCTCACCGCACCGCTGGAAATGACCTGGCCGGGCTGGGCTCCCTGCGAAGACGGCGCCTGGCAGCCAGCCGGCCCGTGCGAGGACGGGACATGGACAACGCCACCCGCTTGCGGCGTCGGTAGCTGGGGCGAGGTTCGGCTGGAGACCCTGCCATGAGCTACACAACCACCCCGAAACTGGCCCTGAAAAAACCCGTTACGGGAGCGGACAATGATGTTTGGGGTGATCACCTCAATCAGAACGCAGACGTAATAGACAATCTGGCGCCGCTGGCATCGCCTGTATTCACCGGCTCCCCTTCGCTCCCCGCCGGGACCGTGGCGATTACGGCGGCGCCGGGAGATAACGACACCTCCATCGCCACCACGCAATTCGTAACCACGGCGATCGGCGCGCTGCCCGCCAG